CAATATTAAAAGTAGAAAACAGACAATTTGAAGAAGCATTAAAATCTGCAAAAAAACATTTAGAAAGAGCTGCTGCCGAAGCAGATGATTTTGGAGATGAATCTCAACAGTCATTTAACAAAGCAGAAAGAGCTGCTGACAAGTTTGATGGCGAAGTTAAAAATATTACAAAGAATGTAAAAAAAGCAAAAAACCCAATGGAGAAGTTAGGGAAATCTATTGGCACTGCATTTAAAGTTGGTGTTGTTGTAGCATTCGGTAAACAAATATTAGATGCAACAATGCAAATGGCTAATTTAGCATTAGAAGCTGAAGAATCCGCAGCTGCGTTTGAAATAACTTTTGGTTCAGCAGCAAAAGAAACTACACGATTTGTAAATGACATGGCACATGCCTTTGGTATGACAAGAGCAGAGATGCAACAACAGATGGCGGTTACTGGTTCGGTTATTCAAGGTTTAGGTTTTACATCTGATGCTGCTGCTGATATGTCAACAGAGATTATGAATCTATCTGGAGACCTTGCAGCATTTATGAACATTCAAGAAGGTGCAATAGTACCAGCAAACGCTATTACCAAAGCGTTAACTGGAGAGCGAGAAATGCTTAAATCAATGGGTATTGTTTTACGACAGGTAGAAGTTGACCAAAAAGCATTAACTATGACAAACAAGGCATCCACATCACAACTTACAGACCAAGAGAGGGCTGCTGCTTCCTTAATGTTAATTGAAGAAAAAATGGGTCATATAAAAGGACAGTTAGGCAGAGAAGCTGAAGGCGCTGCAAACCAAATGAGACAATTACGTGCAGAGTTTAAAGAAGCAAGAACTGAAGTTGGAGAAGCATTACTTCCAGCATTTGAAGTATTTATACCAGTAGTAAGAGATTTAATTCCAGTATTTAAGACAATTATGTCAACAGTATCTAATGTTGTACAAATTTTATTGGGTGCATTAATGCCAGCATTAGAACCAGTAAAGCAGATATTTGAATTGCTTGCACCAATAATAGAAGCATCTGCAACAGTAATAGGTTCTATATTAGGCGCAGCACTTAGTACATTAGGAGAAATATTAAAAGTTACAATTATTCCATTACTAGAAGGTGTAGCTAAAATTGCAGAAATAGTTACTGGTATTTTTGATGAAGCTGCAAAACAAACTGATAAAAATGCAGAATCTAATTATGCTTACGCAGATGCACTTATTGCTGCAAAGAAACAATCTATTGAAAATATACAAGCAGGCAAAGGTACAGTCTATCAGTTAGGTCGTGAAGAAGAAGCGATAAAAGAACTTGAAGCAGAAATATTTCAATTAGAACAAGCAAAGATAAAAGCAATGTATGCAGAAATGCAACATGGTAGAGCGCAAGCTGAAGGTACTGCTGGTACAGAAGATTATGGAGATGCAGTAGAAGAAACAGAAGAAGCAATTAAAAAACAAACATTACAACTAGATAAGAATACTCAAGCAAAACTAAACAATGTATCAGTATCAAATGAAGCAGTATCTGCAATGCTTAACTTAGTCAATGCAATACAAAGAGTTACAGACATACAAAGTAGAGAGCAAGTAGAAACAGATAAATTAAATGAGTTACTAAAAGAGCAAACAAGAATACAAAAAATACTTAATGCCGAAAAGGGTAAGGGCGAAAAACAGACAGAAGTAGAACTTGCACAAATAGCTAAATTAAAAGCAAAAGAAGAAGCGCTGCTAACACAACAACAAAAAGGATTAGACCTTAAATTAGAAATAGCTAGTGCTGAATTAGATTTAGAAGATGCAATAACTGCACGTGATGAAAAAGGCGAAGAAGCAGATGCACGAGATGATTTATCAATAAAACAAGCAAGACAAAGATTAAAAGAACTACAAACAGAACAAGCAAACTCAAAAGATGTAACAATAGAACTTGCAAGTGTACAACAAAATTTAGAAACTGCTATTGCTAATTCTACAAAAGCTACTCAAGAATTTATTACCGCTGAAAAAGCAATGGATAAATTAAATACTGCAATAGGTAAACAAAGAGCTAAAAGAGATGAAGCAAAGATAGATACAGATGCTGAACAACTAGAACTAGCTGAAGCAAAGTTAGCACTTGAAGCTGCACTTCTTACTGCACAAGATAAAAATGTATTAAAAGAATCCAGAGCTACATTAGGTCGAGTTTTAGGGTTAGATACTGCTGGTGTAAATAAATTATTTGATAGTTTAGGATTAGATACTTCTGCATTCAAAAGAATATCTGGATTAAATAAAGATTTTAACTTTGACCCAGAAACAGAACAGGCATTAAACAATAATGGTAAAGGAGATGGTAGTTCTGGTACTGGTAAACCAGCTGACCCACCACCAGCTGACCCACCACCCCAAGAATCATTCGTTGATGCAATTAATAAAGCATTGAGAGGCGGTGGCGGTGGATTCGGTGGTGCAAGTTTAGGACATGGTGGTGCAACAGAAATCAACGACAGTATGTTTGACTTAGGTAATGCAAATAGCGTAGCATCACAATTTTTAAAAACACGTAATGAGACAGTAGTTAATATTTCAGTTGACCCAACGCTTGATGCAGAAGCACGAGTTGATAAAACTATGTCCGATATAAACGACAGAATACAAGTTAAGAATAGATTTAGAGCGTTATAGTGAGTTTTCAAGTTTTAATAAATGGAGTGGCATACGAAGCACTAGAAAATAAAGTATCTATTACAGACCAAGCAGAAAGTAGAAGCACTGCAAAGATACAAATATACGATGATAAAACATCGGCTACTGGAACTGATGGTACGTTTTATTCATTTGAACCATTCCAATCAGTAGAAATTATTGATACAAATGCAGACACTGCGTTTAAAGGCGTAATTATGAAACCAGTAGCAAGATTATTAAGTCCAACACAAAGAATATGGGATTTAAAATGTACTGATAATCATTACTATGTTGACAAAAGAATTATTGCAAGAGCATATACAAATCAAACTGCTGGCGCAATAGTAAGAGATTTAATATCCAATGTATTCAGTGCAGAAGGAGTATCAGAAGGCACAATACATGATTTAGCAACAGTAGATAAAATGGTATTTAACTATGTAAATGGCGATAGAGCGCTGCGTATGTTATCTGAATATACAAATGCAGTATGGTATGTTGATGAAAATAAAGCATTACATTTTTATGAGCGTACCTCTAATAACGCACCATTTACAATTAGAGATGGAGATGTTTTAACTAACCCACAACCATACTTCGACAAAGCAAATTTTAAATATCGTAATGCACAATATATAACAAACATTAAAAACGTTACAGATACGCAGCAAGAGTTTTTTATTGGAGATGGGTCAAGACAAACATTTACAGTAGGTTATCCATTCAATGAATTACCAACAGTTGAATTAAATACTGGTTCTGGTTTTACATCACAAGATGTAGGCATTCGTGGTACAGATACAGGTAAAGACTGGTATGTAGCGTTAGGAAGTAACGAGTTAGTACAAGAATTTAGCGATACAGCTATCACAAGTGGACATTCCTTGCGAGTTACATACAAAGGTATCTATCAATTAGTAGCATTAGCAAAAGATGATGCTGAAGTATCACGTATTAATGCGTTAGAATCTGGTACAAGCACAGGACTAATTGATGCTGCAACAACACAAGCTGGTATATCTGGTACAGAAGCTGGTATAGATGTTGCTGCTAGTTACTTAGATAGATTCGCACAAACAAGTACGTTAGTTAGTTTTACTACAACAAAAAATACTCCTTCAAGATTAAGAGCTGGTCAAGTATTAGATTTTGAAATGGTAGAACAAGAAATAGCTGGTTCATTTCTTATAGACACAATAAATATTCGATTTAGAAATGGCATTACATTCTATGATGTAAAGTGCGTTGCTTCTCCACCAGAATATACATTAGAAGGATTTATTAAAGATTTAGATGACAAGATAAGTGATGCGTTTATTGAAATATCAGAAAATATTGATACCGAAGAAGTATTAGTTGTAAGGGCAGATGGTGGTACAGAAACAACAACAGTTGCTGAAGTAGATACAGAGACAGTTTTGGCATGTCCTTTACCAAGTGATAGTACACTTGTAAGCGGAAGTTTATTAGTATGTTAAATTGGCAAGGCGATATAAATATAAAATCATTTGATAAAGATGGTAATTTAATACAAGAAGATAATGTAAAGAACTTAATAACCAGTGCTGGTAAAAATCTATTAGCTGAAGCACTAAGAACAAATAATGACTGCGAAATAAAATTTATTGCATTAGGTTCAGACAACACTGCGGTTACTTCTGGAGACACTACATTAGGTAACGAGACATTTAGAAAACAAGTTACCAGTCAAGCAGCTGGTGCAGTTGGTGTAACAATAACTAATCTTTACGTTGCACCAGAAGAAGCAGTAGGCACAATAGAAGAGATAGGTTTTTTTAGTGGTTCAAGCGCATCGGCTACAACTGATTCTGGAACATTATTCGCAAGAGTTTTGTATAGTCGTACAAAAACTGCGGTAGAATCAATCCAGATAGAAAGGACAGATACTATTGGCTAACGTAGGCGAATATTATACAGATACAACATTTACTGCTGGAGTTACTCCATTATCTCAAGACAATATGAATAATATAAATAATGGAATAAATGGCATTCAAACAAAAGGTGTTTTACAAAATGGTACTAATATTGGAGAGAATAAAACGTTGGCTAGCGGTTATAACTACATTTTAGTAGCACCTATAACCATAGATAGCGGAAGTACATTAACAGTGAATGGATTATTAAAACTATTATGAGTGAATTAAATGTAGATACAATAGCAGGTAGTGGTGGCACGACAGTTACAATTAAATCTGGACACACACTTACACTTGTAGAAAATTTAGATGCAGGCAGTAATAAACTAACTAACGTTACAGACCCAACATCAGCACAAGATGCAGCAACAAAAAATTATGTTGACACACAACTTTTAACTTTAGACACAATAGGAGAACTTACAGATGTTACTATTACATCAGTAGGAGATAATGAAGTATTAGCTTATGATTCATCATCTGGTCATTTTATAAATCAAACTGCCAGTGAAGCTGGACTTGCTACTTCTGGTACTTTAACAACTCATACATCCGCAACTTCAAATCCACACACAGTTACAGTTGACCAAGTATTCGCAGGTGGCGTACCAACTGGAGACTTAGATATTAATAGTAATAAACTAACCAATGTTACAAATCCATCTGCCGCACAAGATGCTGCTACTAAAAACTATGTTGATACACAAGTCGCAGGTAAAGATGCACTATCAGAATTATCTGGTACATCAGATGATGTATCTGAAGGAACAACTAATTTATACTTTACCAATGAAAGAGTTGATGATAGATTTAACAGTTTATTTCAAGCTGGTACTGCACTTACTGGTACTTATGATGATGCTGCTAATACTTACACAATAAATTTAGATTCACTTACAGTATCAGAGTTCGCAGCTTCTGCAATAGTTACTGAATCAGAAGGAGTAAACAGTTCTGATTCTGATGCAAGTATTCCTACAACTGCGGCAGTCAAAGATTATGTTGATACAGAAGTTACAAGCGCAGTTACAGGTGGTTCTACATTAAGTTCAGCAACATTAAATAAAGATGACAACACAGTAATTACAGAATATCAAGTTACAGTAGCTGATGATGGTTCTGGTTCACAAAACGTATTTTTCTATGATGGAACTAATGGTAAAGAAGCAAGATTAAATTTACAAGCTGGAGAAAAGGTAAGATTTATACTTGAAGATTCATCAGTAGCTTCTCATCCATTCGCAGTATCTACTACTAAAGATGGTTCACATGGCGGTGGTTCAGAATACACAACTGGTCAAACAGTTAATGGTTCTCAAGGTTCGGCTGGTGCATATATTGAGTATGTTATAGATGCTGCAAGCGCAGATACATTATATCCTTATTGCGAATCACATGCAGGAATGGGTGGCGATTCAGTATTTGTATCTGGTAAATATATAAACGAAGATTCAAGTAGCACACTAACAAACAAGTCTATTGATTCTGACAACAACACAATTACAAACATAGTAAACGCAGACATTAAAGCTGCTGCTGCAATAGATGCAACAAAAATTGCTGATGGTTCAGTTACAAGCGCAGAGTTTCAATATATTGGTGGACTTACTTCCGATGCACAAACACAAATAGATTCAAAGTTAGCACATACAGGCGGAACACTTACAGATTATAACGAAACATTACAGTCTTTATCTAGTACATCTGGCGCAATAGCAATAGATTTAGCTAGTGGTAATGTTGGCACAATAACATTATCTGAAGATGTAACTGATATTGATTTTACAAACGTACCAACTGGACTTGCAACTTTTCAATTATATATAACACAAGACAGTACAGACCGAACAGTTGCAATAAACCAAATTACAGTAAATGGTGGCGGACATGCGGTAGGTCTTACAAGTGGTAATGGCGGATATACAATGACAACTGGTTCTGGAAAAGTAGATATAGTAACTTTCGCATTTGTTAATCAAGGAACACCGCACATTACTTTCTTACAGGACATGAGAAATAGCTAGGGGTAATTATGCCACTAGGTGCATTTAAGTTCGCTTCATTCGCAATAGGAGATGCCGCAGCGCCAGAATGGACAACTGCTGCTGGTTCTTTAGGTACATTTAGAGTTGGTAAGACTATTGAATCACAAGATAGTAATATTACTCTACAAGCAGCTGATGCAGAAGGCAATGGCGAAACATTTACAATAACTTCTGGTTCATTACCAGCTGGATTATCTATGACTGACAATGGAGATGGTACTGCAACAATAAGCGGTACTCCAGACCAGTTAACTTCATCAGCTACAAGTACATTTACAGTTACAGTAACTGATGATAACAATAACGCTAATCCTCGCGAATTTAGTATTACAATAGAACCTAACTATTGGGGAGACAGTAGTGATGGCGCTTATAACGACATGAATGATTAGGAGATAAAATGGCAACTTATACTTTAAGTGTTAGCAATGCAAATGGTAACGATGGAGATATGGTATTTAGACAATACTCATCTTTTAACTTATCATCTGGTAACACTTTAAATATGTCAAATGACAGTAGAGGGTGCATCATTATCGTAGATGGGGATGCAACCATAGATGGAACAATTAAAGTTCGTGGTGGATATGGTGGCACACCAGCTGATACTTCATGGGTATGGGGATGGATTAAATCTGGACAAACAAGTAGTGCTAATAATACAACTTCAGATTTTGGTAATGGTTCTACTGATGCTAATGGAATACTTCCAGCATTATCTACTTTTATGAGTAAAATGCCACAAACATCTGGTAATAGTTATAACTTTTCTTCTTCATATAACAGTTCTGCAATGGGCGGTGGCGCACCAAATGCAGGTCGTAATAGAAACCCAAATGGGGGTTCTCCATATTCAGGGGGTGCTGGTAATGCAGGCACATTCGGTGGATATGGGGGAACTCAAGTATATGGGGGTCGTGGCGGAGTTGGCAATGGATATGGGTCATACGCATTAGGTGGGGGGGGCGGAAATCCTAATGGTGGTAATGGCGG